TCTACACCATTGTCGTCTGTGTAGTGTACCTTAGCGTAACTTGTTCCTATTTCTATAACAAAAAACACATCGCTAGAAAAATCAAACTCAATCATACGGGCTGGACTAGTGCCATTAGAACCAGCAAACTGCACAAACTCTGTACCTGCCCTACGCTCTACACCGCCCTGTGGTAATACAAAAAAATTGTCGAGATCACGACAACCTGATTTGTATATTTCTAGGTCACTACGACCATCCATTTTGCGTGACACTTCGCCAGCATTAAAAGCCTGTGTGTAATTAATAGCCATTATATAATCGGTTGCTCGTTATAACGTGATAAAATAAAGTCGCTTTCTTCCATTTCCCAATATTTGTTTTCTAATGTATCAACACTACGGGCGGCAGGAAGAATAACGCTTTCGTACTCATCTATTAAATTGTTTTGCATTACTTGATCTAGTTGCATTGGAACCGCTAACTTAATAGCAAGGTTTTGTATTATTGCTCTAGTAAGAAACGCATCTAGCTGGCTTACATCGGCTGGTCTACTTACACAGCAAATATAAACGCTTTCATAGTCACAAAGAATTGTGCGACCTTCAACCACCCATTGTGTGCGATCATCATAGGCATCGGCTTTATCGTATACATTTATTACCCGAATACAATCGCTTGGTAGTTGGTATTGGTATTTAAATTTAAAGGCTGGTGCTTCACTTAAACGATTAAGTTTGTATCGTTTTAAAGCACTATTCCATTTGTAGGTGCGTAGTGTTTCATCTAATGATTGTCTAAACAAAACATTACAAAGTTTGGCACTTTGCACTACGGCTTCGGTGTCATTTTGATTAATGTCAAGAGAGGCAATGGTGTCTGCTCCAATCTTGAGTAGAGCGTGGTTACATATTTCAATCTTTGATAAACCCATAGTACCTCCTGAAAAAATAAAATGGGGGGCTTACACTAGCCGAGAAGGAAAGCTAGCTGCCCCCAAGTTTAATTAGTCGATAGTTTCGTCGCAACCGATGAGGACAACTTTTTCCTCTTCCATACGAACAGAACCACAACGCATAGCAGAGTAAGCGTAGTAGTTGAAACGTCTGTCAGCACGTTTTGCGATGTCAGTTTCGATACCCATTCCAGTAGCAGAACGAATGCCAGACTTAACCCAAGCAAAACATCCACGAACGTCAGCTTCACCAGAACCAACCGCAGCAGGAACGTCAGATGCAGACCAAGTTAGGTGTGCAGCCCCTGTATTAGATTCAGCAGTTGTATCCACAAAAGGAAGCAGGTTAGAAACTACGATTTTGAATCCGTAGAAGCTATCGATAGAACCAGCTACCAATGCTTTTACATTCATATAATCAGCAGATGTAGCTTTTTCTTCACCCAACAAATCTTCGATCTGAGCAGGTGTAACCGCTAAGTATGCTGTGTTTAATGGGTCGTCAAGATCAACACCACCCTTTTGCAAAATAGCACGGGCTTCACGAATCTTAGCGATTGTTAAACCTTTGTTATCTCCAACAGTAGTTCCGATTTTGTTTGTTATCTTCGCAGGAGTTCCACCACCAGCTTTACCAGTAGCAGCAGTACCTAACGCACCTTTGATGAACTCGATATCTTTCTTACGCATTAACGCAGAAACCTGACGCTGAACATACTCAGACTCAGGGTTGATAAGAGTTTGCACTTTGTCGAAGCGGTCAAGCATTAAACCAACTTCATAGTTAGAAGCAACCAACTTACGACGCAAGTGTGAGATTGAACCATCAGGTGAATCCATACCATTAGCATCTCCAGATGTGCCAGCAGCAACTTCTGCAGCAAAGGTAGAACCTAGCTGATCGTAATACGCTTCTTCGCCCTGAATAGTTCCTTCAAGACCAAGACCAACAAATTTACCACCTTTTGTTTCAGCAACAAGATCAAGAGTCTTGCCATACTGTTTAACAAAAGCAGCATCTATACCATTTTCATAAGCCATTATATATCTCCTTGTTTAAATTTAGGCTCAATTAATTAACAACTAATCGGCTCTGATTGTCTCCACAAGGAGGTCTTGCCTACCATTTTGCGTCTGGGTCGACGGCAACTTAGGTGGGTCTTACGATTGTCCACCCTCGTTGCATATAAGTCTTAGCATATCTTTAAAATATGTCAAGACTCTTTTTAAATATTTTCACCGAGCTTTGTCATAAGATCAAGTCGCTTCTGTGTAATGTGGTCTGGGATACTCTTACCAGTACGGATGTAATCTTTGACCTGCTCGTTCACATCAAACAACTGATCTTTAAGTCCAGCGGTTGTTCCTGTCTGATGATGACCAATTTCTGGGTCGTCTTGAAAACGTGCAGCGATGTTACCTAAAGTCATAGCTAGTGCTGGGTCTTTTAATAGTCCAGCCTCTCTAGCGTACTCTAGGTTTTCTTCTGGCATACCATTGGCTTTTAGCATAGCCTCGATGCCACTCATCATTCCGTCGTAGCTGTCGCCCCACTCGCCACGAAGCTCTTTATCCATCTCTGCTTCAGCTTCTTTCATTGCGACTTCTGATTCTTCTAGCTCTTGAGCAACCATTCCCAGATACCAGTCAACAAGCCCTTCAGCTTTATCAGCACTCGCTCCCATTTTAAACGCTTGTTCTTTAAATCCTTCGACAGCTTTTTCAAAAAACGGAGCCGAATCCTCACCAACAAGTTCTCTAAACTCGTCGCCAATGGTAAAATCATAGCCGTCAGTATCTTCTGGGCGACCAAGTTTACCATAAAACTCAGCCCACTCTTCTTCCGTAGCGTCAGATTTAGGGATATCGCCTTTTTTACCTGCGAAACTCTGAAGCTCCTTAATATATTTTCCAACTTCTGTAGCATCTTTGCCCTCCAAGTTTTTCCAGAATCCAGCGTCTTTAATCTCTGCATCGTCGATTTGTTCCAGCATTGACGACACAAATGAAGCTGGTTGTGTGTTAGACTCCTCTACTACTTCCTCTGTTGTTTCTTCTACTACTTCTTCGTTTGTTGTTTCTTCACTCATAGTCTACCCTCTCTATTTCTTTCATATTTATTTGTTTTTTAATTGCTAGTATAATACTACGCAAAGAGTTCATTTTAGCTTCGATGATAGGATCATTGTATTCTGAAATGTCCTCCCACTTGCAAAGTAAGACTAGGTATCTAGCTACTAAGCAAGCGTTGTCATTAGAAGGATCAAAGACTTCAACAAAAGCCTTTCTTGTTTCTTCTGATAAATCCTTCTCACTATCCCACGAAAAGTCGTAGGTTACTTTATCAATAATGTCCAATTAGCCTCCCATTTCGGCATTAACCATTTCTTGTACAAACTCTGCACCGCTACCTTCTTCGGGTGCTTTTTGAGTCTTAACGTAAGCATCACTTAATGCTTGAGCTTGCATTGCCTGTTGTTGCGCCATAGCTGCCTCTTCACGGGCTTCACGAATAGCACCAACCTCTTCTTCAGAAAGCTGTAGGTCAACTGGAACCATATTAACTTCCTGTATAAAGCGAGCAGTCTTGTCTGCATTTACGTTGTCAAGAATCTCTGGTTTGTACTGTGCAATCTGCATCATCTGATTCATAGCTGTCATTGTTCCAAACAGTTCAATTTGACGAGATGCGATAGATGCTTTACCAACTAGGTCAAACTCTAGCTTGGCTCCAGACAACTCTTCGATTTCAAGCTCTCGGAACATACCATTACGAAGCATAATACCAAACGCACGTTCAAGAATCGGTGTAACAAAGTATTTGTTTAAACGATTTACAGCTGGCGTAAGGAACTGTAGCGACAAGTTAAGACGCTCGGCAGACTCAAACGCTGTCATATTCTGCTTGTTATGCAAAGGATTAAACAGGGGAACATAGAACGCATCTAAGATTTCCTGCTCTTTCTTTTCAATCATTGCGTCGTTGACAACAATGTTATCCATCGGGCGTAGTTGCTCTGGTTTGGATAGTGGGTTACCAGCGTTCCAATAAATAATAGAACCCTGATCGTTGGAAATACGCCTAACGCTTCCATCGTTGGGAGCCAGCCACGGGGGGTTACTCACACGCTCTGCTCCTCTTATCCGTGACACTTCCATACGATTGATCAGGGGTAAGGTTGAAAATACTTCTA